CTTGGCGTTTGTTATTATCTTTTCATTTTCTTTGCCGTCATCCATCACTTTTTGAAATAGCATTTTTTGTTCACCAACGGAAAGTCCGCCCATTGGTATTTCTGCCAACGTACCATAAAAACTCCAACCGCCTTTAATCGGTGGCATTCCCTCCAATGCTCTTACTTCATTTATCAATAAATAACGGTTTTTTAGTCCGGTTTCGTATTCTTTTAGTTTTATTTCCCTGTTTTCTGGCGTTGGATCTTCAGGCTCTACATAAAAATCTTCCCCGAAATCAGTTAAAATCATCTGTTCGTTAGCCTTTTCCCATAGTCGATTGACCTCGGGCTTGATTGTTTCGCCCAAAAATATTGCCATGGCTGTCTCCGAATTAGCTCGATTGACGTCATCGACTATCGCCACGATCGGCTTGGGTACTTGAAACGCTACCAAAATATCATCCCGGGTAAATTTAAGGCTCTCAATATAATCCATTTCCTTTTGAGAAATTGATATTTGTTGATAATCCAATCCACCCTCCAATATAGCTACCTTATAAGCATTTTTAAGTCCGCTATGCCTTTTGTTCCAACTCTCGCGAATATCTTCTTTTTGGTCTTTGCTCAAAGTTGAATTTTGGTTCTTAATTAAACCGTCGGGCCGTGCGCTATTTAAGAAAAAATCAGTCTGCCATTGCGTGGCATATTCTTCGGTTAATATTCTTTTTTGGGCAGCCATTATCGGNGCCACTCCCATGTACTGATTTAACGGATCCGGGTATTTGTGATGAATAATATCTTCCGGTGCAAAAAATACTTTTGTCCCGTTGTTTTTTCTCATTTCGTATCCCTTGATATATTCCACCGGATCAGTAACTATCGTCATCAAGTCCGGTCGAATGTTCCAAAGTTCCACCACTTGTCCGCCGTTGTTTCTGACCTTATACCAAAAAGCATCGCCGGTACATTTTAAATTTATCATGGTTATCTCCATGAATTCTGTTTTAGTCTGGAAAGGATTAACCTTATAAATCAAATCAAGCGCCGGATGCGCTTTTATTTCTTTGACGTCGCCGGCACTGTTTACTATTCGATACATTTTAACATCGACGCTGGCAACCTTCATCGCTATTTTATTTATACAAGCAAAAACATACAAACTCTTTTTGTATTTTTCAAGCATTTCCCCTCTCGATATTTCGCTTGTTACTAACCTTGATAATAGTTCCAATCCGCCCTCAACTATTACCTCATCATTTGATTTTGTGACCGTTCGGCTTTTTCTCTTTGCCGGTGATCTCCTGACTGCTTTTCTTTTTGTTTCAAAAATTCCACCACCTATTTTTTTGTACCAAGATTTTTTTTTCATAAGATTTTTTATTTGCTTTCAGTATAGCACATTTTATTAAATTACAAATAGCTTACTCCGGGTCGAGGCTTGTTTCTCATTCCCAAAGCGATAGCCCTGCCAAAAACTCGATCGTCATGCTTACCTTTTTTGTGGTCGGCCCGGTTGTTTTCTCCGTATTCCATATCACGCAACTCGTCCTCGGCTTCTGAATATGTTTCAATTAATTCACCTTTGCGATAAGCCTCTTCTAAATCAATCAACATCACCGGTCTATTTGTGCCGGTTGTTTCCCATTCTGTCATTCTCACGTCAATCGATTTTAATTTATTGTACATCGCCAATCCTACGCCGTTTTTTTCTACCCCTAACCAAATATTAAAATTGCTCATTATCTTTTTTACTTTTAAAGCAAATACATCAACCGGATCATTACTGGTTAATTCAAATATTACCACACCCTTGCCGGTTTCCATATCGACATCTATTACCGCAAAGCAATGCGCGTCGCCTTTGAGTGTTCCCTCGCTCGGGTCCAGTCCGCCAAACATTAACTTTTCTTTAAATGCTTTCTTTTTGCCTTCGTCCCATCCTTGACTCTTGGCCCAGTTCTCAAAATCATCCAACGGGATTTTTAATCTTTCGTTTCTTGTTATTGTATTAAATACGCTTCGGCCACTTTGTAAAAAGCAACTCACATCGTCTTCGGGATACTCTTGAAAAAATATTGCTCCCTTATCCCAAATCTTCGCCCGGCGCCATTTTAGCATGCCCACCGTTAGCTCGATATCCCATTCCTCTTTTACTCGTTTAACCAATTCTCTTTCGCTGTCGTCCATCGTCAACTTGAATTGCTCTTCGGTTAAATTAAACATTTCTTGCACCGATACGCTTAGCCCTTTTTTCTCGTCCTCTGTCATGTTGTCGCAACTGTACTCGTTATCTATAAACCACGGAATAAATATCGGCGTGTACGAACTTTTTCCGGCCTTGGCTTTTTGCCACATATCATAAACTTGATCTCTACCATTGGGCGTGGTCTCAATATCAATTTGTCCGAACTCGCAAGCCTCCGCTATACCATTTAAAATTCTTTCCAGGTCCGGGTAAAAAGCTGCCTCGGATAAATGCGCGCGGTCTACCGTGTCGCCTCGTCCGAATGCTTTGGCTCCGGCTGTTCCGATAAAATAAGAACTACCCCNAAAAGGAAATTTNATCTCGCTTTTTGAATCGATGCTCACCGTCGGCTTTACTCGCATATTATCAATAAACCCTCTTACCGATCCGAATAATCTTTGCGTGGCTGTTTTCTCATGCGATATAACTACGGCGTTAGTTGGTTTTTTTATACAATCAATCAACTGGTCGGCATCGATTATCTTACTTATTCCTTTTTGTCTTGCTTTGACAATTAAATTTCTACGCGTTTTTTTGCTCCAATAATATAACTGAGCCGGGTTGGGTTTGAATTGCACCATCACCCCTCGTTTGTTCCGTATTAGAAACCGCTTCTTGATCTCCATTAAGTTGTTCGTCTTTTGTTTTTGCATATATATTATTATCATCAACAAATTCCATCTCGTCAAACTCTTCCTCCAAAGATTTTTCTCCCATGGCCGGGGCCATCACTTTTAATTTTGGCATATAGTCCGGATGTCTCCGATCTAAAAAGTGTCGGATTAAAGACGCGTTACCTTTCATCATTTCGTTGTTAGCCAGTTGCTCGACGTCTTCAAGTTTTTGCCTCCAACATCCCTTTATACTCATTTTAAAATTCGGGTCGTTTCTCATCCAATCATAATACGTCTCCCGGCTTATTCCTATTTTTTCGCAAGTGGCTTTTACCGACCCCAAACTCTTCTGATAATAAGTAATAAACATTTCTTTTCTCACCGTCGTGCTTTCTCTCTCTTTGATAACTTTCCTTTCATCTTGAGTGGTTTTTGTTATTTCCGGTAATAGCAATATGTCAGCTTTGTCAGTTTTTACCACTTTTTTTTTATTTTTTTCTCCCATATTTTTTTCTCCTTAAATCCTCGCTTTTTATCATTTTATCTCTTGGACTCTTAACTGGTCCCCCTGTTACTTCCTCAATCTTTTTGTCCAGGCATTCATAGCATACTCTATCCCCGGGTTTTCTCAAATGTCCTTTTTCGCATTTCATCTTGTTATTCTTAATTATTAAAGTTATCCACAGGCTCCCTCACTTATCCACAACTTGTCCTCTCCCCTACTCTACCGACTCCCCTCCCCTACCGCGAAAAAGCCTTGAAACCTACGTTTTCGATAGACGAGCGCCGGGGTGGGGTGGGGCGACGTACCACCCTATCACTCGCTAATTCGGACGGGCTCGTCCCCGGTAAATTCTCGGTACCGGTTCAAAATTACTTGGGCAAATGTCGGGTTGACCTCCATCAAAAATGCTCGACGCTTTAACTGCTCGCATGCTATCAAAGTTGACCCGGACCCTCCGAATGAGTCAATCACTACACTGCCGGGCTTGCTACATCGTTTTAACGCCTTTTCGTGCAATATTACCGGCTTTTGGGTTGGGTGCTCATATTTCATGGTGTTGTCCCTTTTCACCATCCATAAATTGAATAAATCCATTATGTCTTCAAAAACATCATTTCCGGTCCCAATATTCCTATTCAGTATCTCGCTTAAATTATTTATCCCTTTGTTTAAAAATGGTCGTCCCCTAACTCCGTAAACGCACGGCTCATATAACTTATTAAAAGCTATGTGCGGTGTTGGCATAAAATGATCCTTTACCCACAAACACACTCTTTTATTATCCACTCCCAGCTCTTCATAAAGTCCCTGCACTGTCCAAATAAATCGCTCATCACACCAATAAAAGACATGCGCGTCTTTCTCTGCATGCCTTAAACTGTTTTGCATAGTCAATCCCAAAAATTCTTTATAATCGGCTATGCTCTTATTGTCATTTTTCCCTCCGCTGAATTGCGCATTTTTTTCGTCGTCCACGTGGCCCGGATCATATTTTCCCTTAGTTCCTACTCCCTTGGAATAATCCAACCCGATATTATAAGGCGGATCTGAATAAATCATTAAAGCTTTTTCGTCTCCCATTAACTTGGCCATATCAGCCGGCTCCAAACATGATCCGCACATCAATCGATGTTCTCCCAATTTCCATACTTCGCCGTTTTTAATCACTATATTTTTTTGTGCTATTTCCTTTGCTTTCTTTTCGTTGAAATCGTCTTCTATATTTTCCACGTTGTTAAATATATCGGAAATTTCTTTGTCTGATATTCCAGCCTCAAACAATATATCTGACCCGAATCCTTTTAAAATATCATTGTCAAATTCTCCGGCTTGAATGTTGCTCTCTATACCAATCAAAATTTTCTCTTCAGTCGTTAACGCTCGATCGGGCACCAAAACATTCACCTCTTCGATTCCCAATTGCTCGAGTGCTTCTTTTCGCATGTTACCGGATAATATCATTCCATCCTCATCTAATTTTAAAACATCGTGAAATCCACGCTCTTTGATTTTTTCTTTTAACTCTTCCAGTTTTTGCGGTGTAATTTTCCTTGGGTTTTCCTCCCAATGTTTTAACTCTGATACTTTTCTTTTTCCGGTTACCCAATTTATTTTCATGGTTTTTATTTTTAATAAGAATTTTTAATCTCTGATTGATATTTTAATTATAAACCTTTTCTGATTTTATTTCAATTCCCAATTTTCTTTCAATCTTGGGTTGTTTATTATCTCGTCCATCATCTCTCCATCGATAATTTCCCCCTTTGAATAAGTTTTTTTCAAATAGCTAAAAGATTTGGCCGCGTAATATTTTAAATTTTTAACCATTTCTCCCGGCAGTATGTCGCAACCCTCGCCCCGGTCGGTTTCATACTTACTGGGCTTTTTAAATTTTCTTCGTAACCAATCCCGAAATTCTTTTTGCACCACCAAATTGTCATTTATCGATAATATTTTGTCGTCTCTTTTCATTTGATATACAAACTCGGCCATGCTGGTTGCCTTAAAATCAATCACCTTTGTTCCATTTAACCTGCACAAATTTCCGTAAAGTGATCTAAAACTGTATGCCTTGCCCTCGTCAATCATTTCTAAAATAGCAAGTAATTTGTCTTTATCAAATACCATCGGGGCGTGCACTTCGAAATCCCACGGATCTTCCACTCCAACTTTTTCTAAAATTCTTTTTGTTTCGTTAAGTGATTTATAATAATATCCTCCTTTGATCGGGTGCCTTTTTATCATTTCGGCCAACGTGCCCCGGATATAATTTTCGACTTTATCAATTTTTTTCAGTATAAAAAAATCATCGTTCATTAAAATAAAGTTTTGACTGATTCTTTTATCGCTGGCGGCGATTAAATATTTTCTCCTGGCGTTTATTAGTTTGTTGTCGCTTTCGTCCTTAACTGGAATATGCACGACTCCGGTTATAAATTCAGGGCATTCTCCAATTATAAATACCCTACTTTTCGGCATGTTTTTTTCTACGCTCCGCAGTGAATATCTTATCTCATTATTTCTCCACCGGCTACCTTTGCCTAAAATGTACACTAAATCATTTTTTTCCATAATAATTTATTAAGGCATTTATCAAAATATCTTGCCTTTCTTTTAAATTTGTTATCGGTTTTATTATATCGCCGTAATTGTGCCTCTCTCTACCTGTTCCTAAAAAATAATCTTGAAATTTAAACTCTCCGCCAATCACGTTGTCGGAGTATTTTTCCCACCTGACCGGTATTCCGTAAGCGTCCGAGCATACTATCCCATGCAGTGAAGACGTGACTATCATTTCGCAAGAATTCATTTCTTCAATCACTTTGTCCCAATCCTGCATTATATCAATAAATTTAATCTCTCCACCGAACTTCATTTTTTTTAACAAAATTTCCCGGTCGATGTGGTGGGGCATGTACCCGATAGCGTACCTTTTTTCCATTGCCGGATCATAAATCAACGGCATTAAAATCCCTGGGTCTCCATAAATTTCCGGCACATCGCCATCAATCAATTCTCTTGTTAGCGGTCCCCTGACGGCTAAAAATTTAGATCCATCCGGTTGCTTTATACATCCTTTGTGTCCTGCTCTGATTGATCCTGTTCCCCATACCACGTCATTTTTTCGAAGGGCTGTCATTACGCTACCAATCGCAATCAGTTTGCCGGTTGATTTTCGATGTGCATATTGTATATCTTGCCCGGTTAAATACGCAACTACTATCGGCGTTAAAGTATCCCCGAAATTACGGCTTTC